ACCTCTTCAAGAATATCACCATTCTCATTGAATTTTAAATGTAATTCGCTATCCCAATACGCATACATTAACTCATTTGTATCAGATAAGTCTGCGTGTCCGTGCATCATTGGATATACAATCGCTTCAGGTCTATAAGGGTTGTCACCAAAGTATGGCTCAAAATAATAAATAGGACGATAATCAAAGCGTTGCTCTACTTCATCATACATTACATAAGTTGCAGTAGAACCAAGTAAACGAGTCATTCGTTCCATTTGTTTCATACGAGCATTTTTTACAACAGTTAAATCTATATATTTATCGTTTACATTTCTTTTTGCACCGATGGTATAAATACTGGACATACGATTGACAAACTTTTTCACGATGTTGGTATTGTAATGAGGTATTTCTTGGAATGCGTCAGATTTAAAATATCCTTCGATATATTGTTCGGTTAAAGAGCCAGAATAATAGTCTAAGGACTTTCTTACTTCTTCTCTACGAGCTTTCGCTTGTTCTTCTTTAAAGTTAGTTAATGAGTCTTGTATAATTTCTCGTGCTGTTAAAACCATCAAAGTATTCCTTTTTATCGTGATATTCTTCCAATGAAGTTACTTCTAATTGGAAATCTATTCAATATAAAATATCGGAAGGCATCGCAACCGTGTTCATAGAATCCATCTTTGATTGGATTGTTAGAGATAGCTTTCCCTTCTACTGCTTCTGGGAATCTATATCCCTCGAAATCTTCTGCAATACCTACACATCTTTTATCAATTTTTATTCTGCGTAATCCATCTGCATTTTCAAAGAAACTTCGACAATAGCTAACACCAGATTGTATATCTCTGGATAGTTTGTCCATACGATACTCTACATAAATTCCGTGTTTGCGTAAGATATGAATATCTCCTAAACCAGATTGTCCTTGAACGAAACTACCTGCTGGATCACCATAATAAGTAATTACTGGATAGTTCTTTTTCTTTATCATTTCTGCGAGTTTATCAGTTGGAATATTGCGTTCGTGAATTATTTCATCAATAATATTGATATGCCAATTCCCATCTTGCTTATAAGTCTGAAACCATATCAATAATATTGATATGCCAATTCCCATCTTGCTTATAAGTCTGAAACCATAATACTGATGGCATTCTAAATCCAAAGTCCATTGAACAATAAGTAGGTAGGTTTTCTTGGTAGGGAACATTGCCTACATCTTTTTCTCTATCAAATGGATATACTCTTCCTTCCATTGAAGTAAACTTGGCTGCGAACTCCTGGTCAAATAACTCTTTGGACATATTTCTTTTTCGTTCCATTAAGAAAGAATCTTTCTCGCCTTCTGGAAATGCGTGTTCGTTTTCCCAACTTGGAGATTGCACAGAATACCATTTTGGATCTGTTTGCCCTAACAAGTACAAGTCATATATCCAATTAAACCCTTCAGGTGTAGTAATAAAAATAGCTTTCCCTTTTCTGTCAATAAGGGTAGGAGATAAATACATATCCCAAATCTTTCTTGGCATCTTTGCTGCTTCGTCAATAATCAATAAGTCTACACCTTCACCAACAAGAGAGTCTGGATTTTCACAAGACATACCTTCTACGGTTGTTCCCCACTTGAACTTAATATACTGTTCTTTTTCTGATGCTCGTTCAATATCGTTTGCCTTCCCTGCTACCATATCTTTCCATACTTCACGAAACATTAGTCTTGATTTCTTGTAAGATAATCCAACAAGCCAAATCTTTTGATTCGGTTGTGCTGCATAAAATTCTGCTTCACGAAACGCTGCAGTAGTTTTTCCATATCGTCTACCACAAATATTTACAAAATAAGAAGCATCTGCTTTTTCTGGGAAGTGTAATTTACGCTGACCTGCGTGAGGTACATAGTTCATATAATCGAACCATTTTTGCTTGAACTCAAACTCTTTAATTTTCTTTGACATTCTAATTGTGATTAATTTAATTCATAATTAACTTAATGTCATATAATAATCCACTTAAGGAGTAAAAATGTCTGAATTAGAACAGAATACAGCCATTGAGGAAGCTGTAAAAGAACCTCAAGTCAGTCAAGACGAAAAAAAGACAGAACAAGCTGTTCCATATTATCGTTTTCAGGAGCTGGTAAAAGAACGAAATGAATTAAAATCAAAAGTTCAAGAAGTAGCTACTGCACAGGAAGAACAGCGTAAAAAGACTTTAGAAGAGCAGGGCGAATACAAAGCTCTCTTAATTGAAGAACAGAATAAAAATAAAGAGTTGGAAACAAAGTTTAGCGAAGTTTCTGAATCTTTTAATCAGTATGTGACTCAAGAAAGAGATTCTCTTCTGGGTAAAATTCCTGAAACGAAAAGAGAAAAATTTGAGAAGGTAGATGATTTATCTCTTTTGCGTGACATAGTTTCAGAATTTGAAACACGAGCTGGAGTTAATGTAGGACAAGTTGAGAATAAAGTTTCCGTTACGAAGTTTAAAGGAAACCCTTTCAACGGGTTAGATAATAATTCAAAGCGTAGGGAGTCGCATAAGGACTTGATAAGTCATTACCTTAAGAAAAAATAACATTTTAAATCTTAAGGAGAGTAACTAAAATGGCAAATGTAACTACAACAACTGCTGCTAATTTTATACCAGAAATGTGGAGAGATGCTATTCTTGATTATGCTGAAAGAAAATTTCAGTTAAGAAATCAAGTATTAGACTTTTCATCAATGGTACAAAATGGTGGCGACATACTTAATATTCCTAAAGTAGCTGAAGAAACTGCTGCTGCAAAGTCTGCTGACACTGCAGTAACTTATTCTGCAAATACTGACGGAGTAATTCAATTATCATTAGATCAACACCAATACGAAGCGAAAAGAATCGAGGACATCGTAAGAGTTCAAGAATCTGCAGACCTATTTAATGCTTATGCAAAATCAATGGGTTACGCTTTAGCTAAGAAAGTAGAAAACTACTTAGCTGTTAATATTATCCAATCAGCAACTGGTAACGATGTTACTTTAGCTGCAGATAATACACCAACAACTGCAGAAATCAGAAGTGGTTTACAAAAACTTCTTGATGCAGGTTATGACTACACAGATGGAGAAACATTCTTCTATGCTTCACCAGCTATGTATATGAGCCTTATGGGATTAGGCGACTTCACTGAAGCACAAAAAAGAGGTGACGCTGCTAACCCATTAGCTTCTGGTAGTATTATGGAAATCTATGGAATGCCAGTTATTGCATCTGTAGACTGGGACGATGATGGTGGTACTGGAGATGAGTCTGGTTCTATTTTCAATAGAAACGGAATCTATTTTGCACAACAAATAGCACCAAGAGTGCAGTCAGCTTATGACATCGATCATTTAGCGACTTCTGTTGTAGCAGATGTCTTGTTTGGAGCTGTGTTATCACACGCTGCATCAAGCACTTCATTACCAGTTGTTAACTTCGTTAACCCGTAATGAGTTAGATTGAGGGGGATTAAGTTCCCCCTCATAACTTTAAAAATTAATAGGGAAACACAATGGCAAATTATACATCAACCCATACAGGAGCAACTATAGATGCGTCCGTTACTATCATCAGTGGCAGTGGAGTTACACAGTCAGATTTAGTAAAACTGAACGCAGTCACTTCTTCTGCAGTAGAATTAAATTTATTAGATGGGGTTACTGCTTCTACGGCAGAGCTAAACATCTTAGATGGAGCAACATTAAGTGTCACAGAATTAAACTACTTAGATGGTGCAGATTCAAGTATTACTACACTTAGCTTACCTGATAACACAACAATTACAACTTTTGGTGCGTCGTTAGTTGATGACGCAGACGCTGCTTCTGCACGAACTACTTTAGGAGTAGACGTAGCAGGAACAGACAATTCTACAAATGTTACTTTAGTGACAACATCACACGATTATTTATCCCTATCAGGACAAGCTATTACTTTAGGACAAATTGATATATCTGACGATACTAATTTAGTAGGTGGAGATGGACTTGCATTAACTGGAGATACGTTATCAGTCAATGTAGATGATTCATCTATTGAGATTAACTCTGATACTTTACGAGTAAAAGCATCTGGCGTAACAAACGCTATGTTAGCAGGAAGTATTGCAAACGCAAAACTATCCAATAGTTCTGTAAGTTATGGTGGAGTAAGTGTAGCGTTAGGATCAAGCGATGCAACACCTGCTTTTGATTTATCTGATGCAACAAGTTTACCGATAGTAGCAGGTACTACTGGCACACTAAGTGTAGCAAGAGGTGGTACTGGAGCTACTACTGCAAGTGGAGCAAGAACAAATCTTAATGTTGATGTTGCAGGTACAGACAATAGTACCGATGTAACCCTTGTAACTACTTCACACGATTATCTTTCATTAAGTGGACAAGCAGTAACGCTTGGACAAATAGATATTAGTGATGACACAAATTTAGTTGGTGGAACTGGTATTACACTTACTGGGGACACTTTATCAACAACAGATAGCGAAATTGTACACGACAACTTATCAGGATTTGTAAGTAATGAACACATTGACCATAGTTCTGTTTCTATAACAGCAGGTACTGGACTTTCTGGTGGTGGTGACATTACAAGCACAAGAACATTAACAACTGATGATTCTGCTATTGTTCACGATGATTTAAGTGGGTTTGTTGCTAATGAGCATATAGATCATTCAGGCGTATCTATCACTGCAGGTGCAGGTTTAACTGGTGGTGGCGATATTACTGCCACAAGAGATATTGCAGTAGGAGCAGGAACTGGTGTAACCGTAAATGCAGATGATATAGCTATTGGACAAGATGTTGGCACAAACGCAGATGTAACTTTTAATTCCGTTATTGCTGATAATTTTATTGGAGCATTAGATGGAGCTGTAAAATTTGAAGCAAAAGCTACAGTAGCTTTAAATAAAGGAGATGCTGTTTATGTAGTAGGTGTTAGTGGTAACACGCCTACGATTGCTTTAGCAGACGCAAACGATGCTACAAAAATGCCTTCATTTGGATTAGCAGCAAGTTCTGCAAGTATTAATGATGTTATAGAAGTTGTTACATTCGGAACACTAAAAAATATTAACACTTCTTCTTTTTCAGAGGGAGATATTCTTTTTGTTAGTTCTAACGGAACTGCTGGGAATACTTTAACTGCAACTAAAGAAGGAGGAGAATCTGTTTTATGTCAAAATATTGGTAAGGTAATAAGAAGTCACGCTACCGTAGGAAGTATTAAAGTTGGTGGTGCAGGTAGAGCAAACGCTACACCAAACTTAAACGATGGAAATATATTTATTGGAAATGGTAGTAATGAACCAGTTACTGCTGCACTCAATACAAAGATT